CTCATTTCCATTCGTGACGGGCAAATTACCGCCAGCGGCATGATTAGCCGGGACACCAGCTGGGCCAGAGACGTCGCCAACAGTGGTAAACGCGGTTTTCCGTGGCAGACCAGCATTGGTGCCCAGGTGTATCAGTACGAATATCTGCAGCCGGATCAGACGGCGTTTGTCAATGGCCAGCAGTTTGCCGGTGAATGCTATATCGTTCGCAGCTGCCTGCTAAAAGAAATCAGTTTTGTCGACAGCGGCGCTGACAGCAATACGACCGCCCACATTCAAGCAACCATGCAACCTCAGTTAGGAGATCAAATCATCATGCCAGAAACGAAAAACGAACAAACCAAAGCCATCAAGGCATGCACCTGCACAGATGGTTCCGACTGCCAAGACAAAAAATCGGCCGAAACGACCCCCGCAGACAAGACGATCCAAGCGGCGGCTGCCGAGACGCACCGACAGACTCTGGCCGGAGACCCCGTGACGGAAATGCGGCTCCAGGCGGCCGCTGAGAGCAAGCGGATCGCCGATATTCGGGCGATCTGTAAAGGCCAACACGCCGACATCGAGGCAAAGGCCATCGAAGAAGGCTGGAATGTCACCCAGTGTGAGCTTGAAGTGCTGCGGGCATCCCGTCCGACCGCTCCGGCCATCCATATGCCGCAAACGTCACACTCACCGAAAATCTTCGAAGCGGTCGCCCTGATGTCGGCCGGGTTGGGGACTCCGCGGCTGGAGGCGATGTATGATGGCTCGGTTCTGGAAGCAGCGGACAAGCTTCGCGGCATTGGCATCCAGGAGTTCTGCGAGCAGGTGGTGGGGACACAGCTACCCCGATTCCGTCGGGATGCTTCCGGATGGCTGCAGGCGGCGTTTAGCACCACCTCATTGCCGAACATTCTGAGTAATGTTGCCAACAAGATGCTGCTGGAAGGCTACAACTACATTGAGGATGCCTGGCGGCAGATTTGTAAGATCGCCAGCGTCAACGATTTTAAGGAACATACCCGTTACCGCATGACCGGGGCGTTCAAGTTCGAGCAGGTCGGCGCTGACGGCGAACTCAAGCACGGCAAGCTCGATGAAATGAAGTTTGGCCAGAAGGCAGATACCCACGGCATCATGTTTGCCCTGACGCGGCAGATGATCATCAACGATGACATGGGCGCGTTCACCGATATCCCGCGTCAGATTGGGATGGGTGCGGCCGAGGCGATTGCCGATGCGGTCTGGGGGCTGCTCTTGAGTAATCCCGGGAATTTCTTCTCGTCGGCGAATAAGAACTACCTGGAAGGTGCCGACACCGCCCTGAGTGTCGATGCGTTGACGGCCGCCGAGATTCTCTTCGGCGAACAGACCAAACCCAACGGCCGGCCGCTGGGGATCAGCCCGCGCCTGCTCCTAGTCCCGATTGCCCTAAAGGTCATCGCTCAGCAATTGATGAAATCGGTCGACCTCAATGAGACGACCACTGCTAACAAGGGTAAACCCAAGAGCAACCCCCATGTGGGCAAGTTCGATGTGGTTTCCAGTTCCTATCTGAGCAACGCCTCGTTTGCAGGGTCTTCCAGCAAAGCCTGGTACCTGTTCGCCGACCCCAACCGGCTGCCGGCATTGGAAGTGGCATTCCTTAATGGGATTGACCGCCCCACCGTTGAAAAAACCGATGCCGACTTCAACACGCTCGGTATTCAGTTCCGTGGTTTCATCGATTTTGGTGTTCGCGAGCAGGATCATCGCGGTTCCAATAAGATGAACGGCGAATAAATCCAATTCTAAAGGAACAAAGGTTCAGAGCCTTGTGCTCTGACCTTTGTTCAAACCTCGCAGATTGATCTCTTTTAAAGAAAGGTAATTGACATGGCAGTTGCACAATATATTCAAACAGGTAATTCCATCAACCACACACCGCAGGCGGCGCTCACGGCCGGCGATGTCGTGGTCATCGGTGATCTGGTAGCGGTCGCTAAGCTGGATATCGCGGCCGGGCAACTGGGCGCGTTGGCTCTGGAAGGCGTCTTTGAAGTGCCCAAGGAAGCCGCGGCCGCCGATAAGGCAATCGCAGCCGGTGTCAAGGTTTACTGGAATGCCACCGATAAACGGGTGGAAACGACTCCGGGCGACCCGGCGACTCATAAATACATGGGCAAAACGATCACGGCTGCACTGACGACAGATACCACCACCCAGGTCAGGCTGGAGCAGTAGATGCTCAATCAAGGATTAGATTGGCTGGAGCAAAGGCTGATGGGCTTTTGCTCCAGCCCGGTCCAGTACCGGCGGGATGCTCAATCACACACCATCGATGCAGTCTTCGGCAAAACCGACATCCAGATCCAGGACCACACGGGGATTTCGGTCAGCAGCTTTGTGTGGGATTTTCTGATCGACGCACAAACGCTGGGTTTTGAACCGGCCGTCGGGGACCTGATCGTGATCGGCGGCCGGCAATATGAAGTGATGCATCTCTCCGGCCAGACGTACTGGCGCTGGACGGGACCCAATCGAAGAACTTACCGCATCCATACGAAGGATATTGGCGATGACGTGTAATAATGAACAATATGAAACGGTCTGTAAGGACGAGTTTGCCGAGCTGCATAAAAAACTCGACGGTATGGATGAGGCCATCCGCGGCAACGGCAAGCCCGGCATCCAGCTACGGCTGGATCGCCTGGAGCAGGAGAAACTCTCCCGCAGCAAGGTGACCTGGTTTTTGCTGGGCATTGTCGCAAGCGTTGGGGGTGCGGTGCTGACCTCGTTGATCATGGGGTGGTTATGAAACTGGCCCTTGAACTAGCCGATGCGATGGTTGCCGAACTGGCCGGCACCAGCTTTAGTGAACCGGTGGTGGTCTCCCGGCGTGTCTTGCCGGCCTATGAGCTTGCTGAACTCAAAAAGCTGACCGTCACCGTGGTGCCCAAGTCCGTGGAGATCGTCAATATCACCCGCCAGTCCAGTAGTATCACGGTGGCCGTTGACATCGGCATTCAGCAGAAGATCGGCAAGGACACGGACACCGAGGTTGATCGGCTCAGTAGTGTGGTAACCGAGATCGTCACGTTTTTAAATCGTCGGCCCCTGTCAGCCTTGCCGGCGGTACGGTTTGTGTCGATTGCCAATGAGCCGGTCTATGCCCCCGAGCACCTGGCCGAGCAGCGGCTCTTTACCTCCATTATCACATTAACCTACAAGGTGATCCATGGCTAACCAAATCGAACAATTAACCAACTGGCTGGTCAACCGGGCGGCCCAGCAGGGACTGTCGATTTCTCAGTTTCGCAATCTGACTATGCATCAGGTGAGAAAGAATCTCCCGCCGGCCTACCGGGAGCGGCTCACGGAGACGATCTTTAAAAAATCCCATCGGCTGGCCCTGCTGGAACTGTTTCGGGATAAACTCGACCAGCTCAAGAATGACACGACGATTCGTCAGGCGATTATATCGGTTTTCCCGGACGCGACGTTTCAGGTCAACCCCCGTAAACGACAGATCGTGATTGAGGTTCAAGGATGACGGACATCATGCAGAAAAAAGCCTGCTGCTGGTTTTATAAGTCCACCAGCGGCACCGCCCAGGCAGGCGGGTGCAGCAAGGCATACCTGGACAGTGTCGGTGGCGATGTGTCAACCATCATGGAGACCAACGGTGCCCCAAAATTCTCCGGCACGCTGCTCTTGGAGAACAAGCTCATCGACGATCAGCCGCAGGCTCAAACGACCGACCTGGGACTTTTTGCCGTAGCCAAAGAAGGTCTGGTTGCCAATGTGGACAATGTGCTGCAGGAGATTATCACCGTCATTGAGCCGTATACCCGGTTCAATGGCTGGGTGGGTGAACAGTCGTTTGATTTTTGGGACCCCAATGGCGGCAGTTCGCAGATTCAAGTGGCCGATGGAACGGCATTTTCCGTGTATGACCCGATCCTGATCAGCTCCTATTCCAATGGGCTTGGGCAATATACGATTTTGGCCATCGACGGCAATGTCCTCACGATTGATGATGCCGGCCAGATGTACGGTCAAAGCGGCACCTGTGCCCCGATCACCGCAATGGCGTCGATCACGGTGGGTGGTGCCTACAATGATCTGCAGGATGTGCTGAACATCACCGATGCCGTTTATCATGATCAGTGGATCTTCTTGAATGAGGAGCTGGCGCCATCGACCTCCACCAGTGGAACGGCCTACTGGATTTATTCGTCGCATGACGGTGAAGCGGCCAATAATACCAAGCTCTATATTGTCGGGTACAACACGTATGCTTATGACTGTCTGCCGGATGGGTATGGGTATTTCCCCGAAGGGACATTAAATGCCGCAACGCACTACAAAACGCCGTTAGAGCGGGCCAAAAAGTCGCTGGATGCATTGATTAAGGCGGACTTGCCGACCGGCTCCTGTAAAAACCTGCCGGGTTCATCAGACCATTTGTTTCGGCTCTATACCAACACCGAAAACATTCAGTTTATGGGCATCTATTTTGAAACCAACCGATCCTGCCGGCCGATCATTGTCGATAACGAGTCGACCGGGTCGATGTTTGTCAAACATTGCAGTGCCGGGCATCTGGATTATGATACAAATCCACAGTTCCTGGGCGGCCGGTGTGTCTGGGTCAACCGAGCCTCTACCGGCGGCGGCATCTTTGACAGCTTTTTTAAAGGGGTGGAGCTATTTAACGGCACCCAGCCGTCGGTTGATTACTCCGGGGACTGGGAGTTTGCCTACAATGTCGGCATTCATACCGGCAATATCAACCCGGAATACTCCGGCCCGGTCGTCCATCACAATATCTTTGTGAAAAGTCAATGGGGGGCGACGGCCGTTGCGCGGTCCTATCAGAACGTGTTTAACAATGTGTTCTATTTATGCCAACGGGCGGGGTTTAACCTCAACGGAACCGAAGGACGGACCCGGGCCTGGAACAACATCATCGTGATGGATGAAACATCCGGTCTGTTTTACGGCTTGTTCAGTGTCGCCGCCGGCGGAACGGTCGACTACTTTGATTTTAACTGCTACTGCAACCAGGAAGCGCTGCCGATCTCGGTGTTTGCCAATGATGCCGGGGTCAACCCCTCCTTTAACTTCAAAAACCTCAAGAAAGGGGCTCACGACATCGAAGCCGACCCGATGTTCATGGACCCGGAAAACTGGGATTTTCGATTACGGCCAAACAGTCCCTGTTTAGGGGCCGGCCGACCGGACCTGCAGGGCAATCCCTCTAACATCGGTCCTTATTCGAAACAAGAAATCACCAGCCTCTACGGCAAAGAAATGAGCCTTTATGGCGTCTAAGGAAGGAATCGCTTGATGCGTGAACATGCATTTATTTTGTACGGCAGCTATCAAACCCCCTACCTGCGAGCGGTCCGCGTTTCGGATGGGCAGGTCTTTGATCTGGCCGCCGGTCAGCTGGCTAAGACACCCGCCTGGGCGGATACGGCGATTCAATTAGGGGCTAAAAATGCCGTCATCAACGGCTGGCCGGTTGATCTTCCAGACCTGCCCAATGGGATCTATGACCTGCAGTTGTATGACGCCCAGGAGCCGTCAAGCACTGATGCGATGATTGCCGGATGGCGGCTGGTGATGCCGTATCAACTCGTTGTAAACCCGACGGAGTTCCCGCTGGATGTGTTCGGACGGATTCGGACGGCGTCTGCATAATGGCTGGGCTTAAAATCACGCATCTGTTCTTTGACAGTCCCAAGGTCATTCGTTCCGTCGATAAATCCACCCGCAAGGTGCTCTCGCGGTTCGGGGCCTTTGTGCGGCGCACGGCCAAACGGAGCATCCGAAAACGCAGAAAATCATCCGCGCCGGGCTCGCCGCCGTCCAGTCATACGGGACTCTTGAAGCGGTTTATCTTCTTTGGGTATGACCTGCAAACGGACAGTGTGGTCATTGGGCCTGCCCGGCTGACGGAGAACAATCGCGGCCAGGCACCGAGCCTGCTGGAATATGGCGGTCGGACGAGCCTCCAGACCAAAAAGAAAAAAACACGTGTACGAATCCGGTCGCGACCTTTCATGGGACCGGCCTTCGAAAAAGAACAATCCACCCTTCCGGCGCTGTGGAAGGATTCCGTGAAATAATACAGGAGTACAAACAATGGCTGACTTTTTATTGGGCATGAATGCCAAAATTTATCAGGGCCAAGCGGCGGCCGATCCGACAACCCTGGACCCGTCTACCTTGACCGAGATGGGCAATGTCAAAGACGTGACACTCTCGCTGGAAGCCGGCGAGGCGGATGTCACCACCCGCGCCAACAAAGGGTGGCGGGCGACCGCCCCGACCCTGCGGGAGGGTACCTGCGAATTTGAGATGGTCTGGAAGCCCGGCGACGTTGGATTTGAGGCGATCAAGACCGCATTTTTGACCGCCGGCACCGTTGCCTTGGCGGTATTAACCGGTGCACACAATGAAGCTGGGGCCGAAGGTCCGGTGGGCAATTGGTCCATCACCAACTTCTCACGAAGTGAGGCGCTGGAAGAGGCCATCACCGTCAGCGTCACCGCCAAACTGGCAGCGATTGGTCAGTGGTATGAATACCAGGCTGCATAATTTTAAACGATAAGAAAGGAAACCATGAAAACATTCAATGATGCTGCCGGCCGGACGTGGGTGATCGCCCTCAATCTCGGCACAGCCCTTCACGTCAAAAGCAAACTGGGGATCGACCTTCTGCGTCCGGAGGATGGCGACCCACCCTTGTTAACGCAGCTGAGCACCGACGAGATGCTCTTAGGGGAGGTCTTATGTGCCCTCCTGGAGCCGCAGTTTGAAAAACATCGTGTTACTGACGTTGATGTACGGATGGCCTTTGACGGCACGACGCTATTAGCAGCTCAGAAAGCCTTTTATGAGGAGCTGGTGGATTTTTTCCGGAGCCGCGGCCGCACCGACCGAGCCCAGGCGGTCGCCGCTCAGAGCCGGCTCATCGACAAAGCGACAGTCGCCATCGAAGCAAAAATCACGGAGATGGATATGGACCGGCTGATCGATGGGGCACTGTCTGGCACCTTGCCGGAGCCGTCGGGGTCGACCCCCGCCAGCTGACGCTGCGGCAGCTCTTGTGGATGGCCGAGGGACACCATAAAGATCGCTGGCAGCATACCGCCTCGATCATGGCCCTGATCGCCAATGTCAATCGCGATCCGAAAAAAACGCGGCCCTTTAAGTCATCGGATTTTAACCCGTATGTTTCAAAACCATCCGGTGCGAATGCAATTGTCGTGACGAAAGAAAATATTTCACACCTTAAAGCTGCGTTTATGAACCTAAAGGGGTAAGGGTGGCTCTAAAAATTGCTTTTGAGCGGCAAGTAGAAGATTTTTGTATTCCGCCCAAGGAAGACAAATCAGCCTTAGCCGTAGCTAAGGCGGCTTTTGTCTGACGCCGACCGGGATTAAAAAGATTCGCTTGTCCGCCAAAATGAATTTTTAGAGGTGCCCGTATGTAATCCCTGGCTTTACGTCCCATCTATTTGCGTTTAAGGCTCCGTTTCGAGCCATACTAATCAACCACTTTTTTAGGAGAACCACCCATGAAAACAGATGTACTGCACAAGGTCTTTAACTGGGCCGATCACAATCGTTACACCGTCGCCTCACTGGTACTCTTTATCCTGACGATGGGAATCATCGTCAGCCTGACCGGCTGTGATTCGGCGACCCCGGGACTGGCGCTGGCGGCCGATGGGAGCACGCCCGAGGTCACCCGCGGCGAGTTCCAGCGGCAGGCGATGGTCGGCGAGAAAGATTTTGCCGTCCGGCGAATCGAGCTGGATGGGTTGATCGCCGCCTTCAATGAAGAGGTCAACCTGTTTAACGACCGCGTCCAGGCAGGATTGGAGCATTTAGCCAAGCAGGATGCCTTTAAGCAGGAGCTGCTGGAGACGATTGGCATTGTCGCCATTGGCGCTACTGAAGGGACGCTGAACCCTGCGGCGATGGTCCCCATCGGCATCGGGTTGTTAGGCGGCGCGTTGGGACTGGGGACCTCGGCGGATAACCGGCGGAAGGATAAGGTCATTGTGGACCTAAAGGCCACGGGAGCGACGGTATAACCGATGGCCAACACCACTTCCATCCGGGCCGGACGGGCGTTTGTCGAATTGTTTGCTGATGACAGCAAGCTGGTGCGGGGTTTGCGTTCTGCCGAACGCAAGCTCCGTGCCTTCGGCAACAATATCCGCACGCTGGGTCTAAAGATGATGGCCATCGGGGCCGGACTCTTGACACCGCTCATCGGGTCAGCGAAGGCGTTTAGTAAAATGGGCGACGAGGTCGCCAAGATGGCCAAACGCACGGGACTATCGGTCGAGACGCTCTCGGAACTGAAATTTGTCGCCTCCCAGACAGGCACCGAGTTTGCCACGTTGGAAAACGGTGTCCGCAAAATGCAGCGGAGTATCTATGACGCAGGGCGGGGACTCAGTACTGCCGTCGACGCCCTCTCCGATTTGGGACTGACCTACAAAGATCTGGAAGGCTTGTCACCGGAAGAACAGTTTAAACTCTTAGCCGACCGGATCAGCCAAATCAAAGACCCCACCAAGAAGGCTGCTATTGCCATGTCGCTGTTCGGCCGGACCGGCACGAATCTACTGCCGATGTTTGAGCAAGGTGCTGCCGGGATTAATGCCCTTCAGGAAGAGGCACGAAAACTCGGCCTGACCATGCGAAGTGAGGATGCCAAGGCTGCCGAGGACTTTACCGATGCGATGGATCGGCTCTGGAAGGTGGTTAAGATGACCACGTTTCATATCGGTGCGGCCTTAGCCCCCGCCCTTGAGACGATCACGAACGTGATGACCACGATTGCCGTGAAAATCAATGATTGGATCACTAAAAATCAACAAGTGATCGTCACCATCGGTAAGGTCATCCTGGCCGTCATCGCCGTCGGCGCAGCGCTGGTGGTGCTGGGGACCCTCATCAGCGGCTTGGGACTGGCGTTTGGAAAGCTAAGTATGATGATTACCGGGGTCGGTTCCGTCCTGAAGATGCTCGGTGCGGCTTTCACCTTTTTGGTCTCACCGATTGGCCTGGTCATCACCGCCGTCGCTGCGTTAGGGGCCTATCTGGTCACCAGTACCGATATCGCCGGCAAGGCGGTCGATTGGCTGGGGCAGAAGTTTTCGGTTTTGAAGGATGATGCCGTGTCGGCGTATCAGGGAATCGCTGATGCGATGGCGGCCGGGGATATGGCACTGGCGGCAAAGATTTTATGGCTGACGTTGAAGATGGAATGGACCCGCGGGGTTAATGTCCTGGAAAAAGCCTGGCTCAACTTCAGGAACTTCTTCATCCGCATTGGGTATGATGCGTTCTATGGCATGATAGGAGCAGCCCAGACCGTCTGGCACGGATTAGAAGTCGGCTGGATTGAGACCACCGCCTTCTTTGCCCGCACCTGGCAGGGTTTTGTGGCGTTCTTTGCCCGGACCTGGGAGAACATCAAGGCCGGGGCGCAGAAGGCGTGGAACTGGATTAAATCCTTATTCGACGATTCCTTTGACCTTCAAACTGAAAACAAGCTCGTCGAGGACCAGCGCCAGCAGGCCATTGCCTCCATCGAAGATGAAAAACAGCGAAAGCTCGCCGAACGGGATGCCAAACGTCAGTCGCAGCGGGACCAGGCAGCCCGGATGCATGATGCGACCTTAGAGGAGATTGGTCGCCAGCACGCCGAGAAATACAAAGCTCTGGACGATGAATACGATGTCCGCATGGCCGAAAACACCAAAGATTTAGAAGCAGCACGGAAGGAGTGGAAGGAGTCCCTCGGCCGGGCTAAAGACAAACGCGCCGAAAAAGAGCTGGCCAAACCCGAAGCGGAGAGTTTCAAGCACGCGATGGATGCTTCGCTGGATGTCGGCAATGTCCTCAATGAGGCATCCCGCAAGATGAGCGTCACCGGCACCTTTAATGCCACGGTTGCCTGGGGACTGGGCACCGGCAGTGCCGCTGACCGCACCGCTAAGGCCAGCGAAGAAACCGCCCGCAATACCAAACGCCTCCTCGATGAGGCCCGCAATAATGGAGCGACGTTTACGTAAACAAGGTTTGAGACCTGAGGCTTGAGGGTATCTTTTCTCAAGTCTCACAGCTCGAGCCTCCAGCCTAAAATGAGCACAGCGAATGAGTATTACCGTTACAGAAAAATTCCAATCCCGCGATGTCGTCCGCGGCACCAATCCCTCGGCCCAGCTAAATTTCGTCATCAACGGCACCGATGATTATGATCAGGCGCTAACGGAATTGGAGCGTTCTGCGCCGGCGGCGTTTGATAACCTGCCGCGGCTAAGCTACGGCATCGAGCCGGTGGCCGAGACTATTTGGCTGGGTCATGCCCGCTATGGGTATCAAAGTACCCAACCGACCGGCGAATCCGTCTATCAATTCGACACCGGCGGCGGCAGCCAGCATATCACCCAGAGCCGAAAAACCGTTCGCCGTTATGCCCGACCGGGGTCGGTCGCCGGCAACTTCATGGGCGCGATCGGTGTGACCGCCGATTCGGTGGAAGGCGTGGATATTACCGTGCCCGTCTACAGCTTTAGCGAAGTCCACTATAAAAAGAACGCGTTTGTCGATGAGGACTATAAGGCGACCCTTTTTGCCCTGACCGGCTCGGTCAACCATAAATCGTTTCGCCGGTATGCCGCCGGTGAGGTGTTGTTTTTGGGTGCCAGCGGCACTAAACGCGGCTCCGATGACTGGGAGCTGTCCTTTCGGTTTGCCGCCAGTCCCAATCTCTCGAATCTGGTTATCGGTGATATGACGGGAATCGTCAAGGCCGGCTGGGAGTATCTGTGGGTCCAGTATGCCGATGAAGAGGATACCGCGGCCCAGACGCTGATTAAACGTCCCCTCTCGGTCCATATTGAGCAGGTCTACCCGTATGACAGCTTTAATCGGCTCAGGATCTAACCCATGAGCAAACACGTTACAACCGGTGAAAAGTTTCGGTTTGGGGCTCGGACCTATAATGAGCTTAACCGTCTGATCGACCAGGATCGCCAGAGCAGCCTCTTGATGCAGGGACGGTCCGCGCGAGGTGCTGTTGATTGGGTACGGGTTAAAAACACCAGCGGCACCGATGTCGGGCGATTTGGGGTGCTGGGCATCGCTGGGATTCTCTTCGACCCGGCGACCGCCCTGCCGGCATTTGTTTCCCGCACGGTCTTTACCGGCCAAACGCCCACCGAAGCTCACCAAACGGGTCGGTTCTTGATCTGCGCTGAACCGATTAAAAATGGCGCCATCGGACGCGCCTGGGCCGATGGCATCGTCACCGTTCGGGTCGAGGTACTGGATGTCTCGCATCAGTATGCAACCGTCAAGCCGGATGATACAACCCAGTTGGTCAGCGTCGACCAGGGTTTGTGCAGTATCCTCTATAAAGAAGCCGGCACCGGCACGAAATGGGCGGTTGTGCGGTATGGCTCGACGGGTAACTCCCTGCGGTGGGCGTTTTGCAGTGAGGCTGCGGGAGTGGGCAATACCCTGGACTGCTATTTGGATACGGATGGAACCGGAACCCTGGTAACGGTGTATTTCAAGCTGCTCAATTGTTCCAGTCTGGATGGTGGTCATTTGACGTTGACCGATGGGATTCCCATCCCAGTTATGAAACGGGCTGGTAATTGGTGGTGCATCATCCCCATCGAAGGAACGGAGGTGGTAGTCTAATGGTTGATCAACAGCCACTTTGCAGAAATATCGATACCGACCGAATCTACCGTGTTAATACGGGCACCAATAAGTTGCTGCGATGCCTGAGTCCTGAGTTTAATACGATTAATTTAGGGTGTTTTTTGCCGCAACTTCCAATCTGGACCGTTGGGAATACTTATTCGGTCGGGGATATTGTATTTGGCAGGATTGAGTTTGGCACTCCTGTGGTCGCGTATATCTGCGGCATCTTCGAATGCCGGGTTGCCCATATTGCAACAACGGGCAATGCACCGTCTGCCACCAGCGGTTGGGGGGTGTGTCAGGTCCAAACAACCCTCCATTGGCGGGCATTGGGCACCACGACATTATTAGAGCATCCGGTCTGCGGTTCATTGGCATCCGGTGGAGCCGAACCCTATGGTGGCATCAACAAATCACCGACCGGTGTTTTGATAGAGTTAAGCGGGATCACCCCCAAACCGGACCATCTGGACTATCCGGAGATTGCATGGCATCACGATTACAACGGGGTTTATTGTCTGCCAGCCATGTACGGATACACCGGTGGGACATGGTATATCGGCGGCCTCTGTGACGGGGACCTAAAGTGGACCCTGGAATTTGACCCGACGCTGCCTTGGGGTGACTGCGAAACAGGAACCCGAAAGATGTCCATCCGACAATTAAAACGGACCCTGTCAGACAACTGGTGGACCTGGACATATCTGTTTTGTGGTTCGCATGAGGCTGGTCTCTGCGAGACCAGTTACAACGACAGCAACCTGTTCCTGCCGCCGCCGTTCTATCCTTATTATTGGTGGGATACAGACCCGCTAATCGTCGCATATCGTCAGTCATTAATTCCTGCTCGAGACTGTACGGGCTATGATAACTATGGGGCCATTCCTCCATTTAGCGGTTGGGGCGGTACGGTGAGTTTCCTCGGGTTCACCGACTACATGACAGTTGGATTTGACGATGTCAGCGTTGAGTATTTTAATAATGGCCAAAGTGCCACTGTTCGGTGGCGGTTTGCCTTGTTTGGCTCCGGTGGTAAACGGGGCATCCTGAAAAGTAATATTGCCTGTGATTTCTTTCGATTGGATTTTCAGGGCAGCGACTGGGACATCTTTTTAGGCTGCACGACGTTTCCGGTCATACCGAATGAAGATGGCTGGTTTGAGTCTACGGTTTCACTGCCGGATAACATGACCATCTCGGATTTTGGAGTCACCAATGTCAATGCCTATAACTGGAAATACCGATGCCATCTTAACAGTGATTTGGCATCAGGGACGGACTATATTGGATCATTGCGACAGAGTTCATGATTATGGGATGCTGTGGAAAAATATCAAAGGGGCTTTCGATTGCCAAGGGGAATCTGGCAGTCGTGCTTGAGAAAATCAACCTGCTTCCAGTCGATCAGTTTATGTATCATTCACTTCGGCTGCGTGCGTGTCGGCAATGTGAGCATCATACATACCTGACCGAGCAGCAGTTCCTGGACTGGATTGATGCTCATGGCGGATTGGTCAAGTTCGTTGCCGAGATTGACACCTTGGACCAATGGCCGCCATTGCCCATTGAGCACCATGGGCAACCGGAAGCGAAATTGTTCTGCAGTCTATGTAAATGCTGGCTCCCGGCCAAAGCGTATGTCAAAGAAGAAAAATGCCCAATTGCTAATTCCGATTGGCGAAAACCGAAATGCTTTTTTAAAGAGTCCTCATAATGGCTGACAAATACTGGTATGGTGGCGTAACAAATCATCGAGGCGAATGGGAATGGGAAGGCATCTCGCCGTTTACGATTGACGCAGGAGACATGATCAACGTCGGCGGACTGTGTGGGATTGGCGCTGTTGGGCATGGTTTGATGGCTGGTGATGAAATCACTATTGCTGGAACGTCCACGATTGACGGTACATATAGTGTCCACTCATCAACGACGGCGAATATCATCGTTATTTCTCTTCCCTTTTTCCTGTTGTCCGGTACAAACTCGATTGTTTCCGGAACCCAATGGACGGCGGCGGGGATAAATCTATACACTTCCGGCGTTGAAGCTGGAATGAGGATAAAGCTATGGAATGGCGGTACACTGTTGGGTGCAAAATATTCAGGTACCAACGGCATCGTGTCGGGCACGGCATTCACTGCGTCGGGCGTAGATTTTTACGCTATGGGTGTTGAAGTGGGAATGACAGTCAAGTTGACGAGCGTTGGAAGCGGGTATCTTGGCGAGTTTGCGATTACTAGCATTACGGATGCGACTCACTTGGTGATTGAGGACACCGGCACACCCGAAAGCGGTCTGATTTGGGAAATCCAAGTGCGTGACCCTGCAACATGGGGGGGATTTGAAATCATCAGCGTCATAGATGCAGGCCACCTGCAACTCGAATCGACCGGTCTTTCTCAAAGCGGTGTGACTTATGAAGTCGTCCGGGCCGAAACCTTTGACGGCACCGAGGTCGTCACCCCCAACGTCGATTCCAACTGGAAACTGGTGGCCGACGGCAGCAATACCACCAAACCCGCTGACGGCGATATCCTGCATTTTAATGACCGGGCTTTCTATAGCGTCGCCACCCAGAAATACCAAAGCTGCACGATCAACGTGGACGGTGCCGGGACGGGGACACCGAACCTGGGCGGGATCTTTGTCTCGGCCGGGTTTAACGGCACCATCGGCTCCCAGGCGGTTCCCCTGGAGATCAACTGCCAGGACGGCGATATCGTCATTGACGGGGACTGCTCGCTGTACCTGAATCTCTCGGCTGGAGCCGATGCGGATGCCGGCTGCGGGAGGCTGGTCGTTAATAATGAAAAGGCCAATGTCTATGTCTCCAGCTTCCTCAACAATGAAACGTATGTTTGCTTGTATGACCTGTTCATCTGTTTGAAAGGTTATCTGTGGATTTTAAATGACTGTGCCGTCAGTGAAGTGGTCTCGGCGAATTACAGCTCGTTTATCAATGGCGGCAGAGGCATTGAGCATGTCAAAGACCAGAGGCCCTGCTCGATCACCGCCGTCAAGGGGGAGCTCGTCTGGCGATCCAAGATCGACCAAATCAAGCTCTTTGATGCCGAATTCGCCTGGGGAGAGGTCGGCATGTTGCCGGTTGTCGATTACTTCTGTAATCTCTTGACCATTTATTCCCAGAGCGGGGAGTTCCTCTGGCAGATGGCCGACACGGGAACATCGCTCATCAAGCAATTTGTCTTGTATGCCGGCAACCTGATTGCCTCAGCGACCGTCAACAGTGGCTATCAAAAAAAAATCGGCACCGGCACCGAAATCAGTGAACTCTGGCCCGAGGCGATGGCGAATTTGAACAGTTCCTCCAACAATGTTCTGATTGCCCCAGGCTCCAAGCTGGAGGCCCATGGCGGAACATTGATCGCCTCCAGCGGATCACAGTTGGAATGGTAAAATGGGCTTGACAAGGTTTTTTTATATGATTATATTAAGGACTCAAAGCTCCTTCTAATAGCCTGTGGGTTGCCCGGGAAATCTCACCGGTTTCCCTCCTCCTTCTGCCCACAGGCGTTTTTTTTTGCCCTCCGCAATGATACTCATTTTTGATTGGTACATTGAATGGCCCAAGATACCCTCCACACAGAACCCCTGCTACTCCGCGGTGACGATTGTGCCCAATTATGCGGAATCTCCCGCCGAACATGGGAACGGCTCAAAGCGGGCGGTCAGATCCCCCCTTCTTATAAACTTGGTAATACCCGAGTATGGCGGCGTTCGGATATCCACCAGTGGGTCGAATGGGGGATGCCGAATCTCGACGATTTCGTAGACCGTTGTAAAAACCTCAAGAAATAACGCGATAAACCCTTATTCTGCCACTATTTAACTTGCTGTCCTTGGGACCAATTGGCTAAGTGTGTCACAACTTAGCTGGTATTTATAAACCTAAATCCCAAAGGAAAGGAACGACCATGAGAGTTTACAAAGAAACGATGACCGACAAAAAAACCGGCCGAAAAATGAAATCGAAAAATCATTATATCGACTTCTATGATCAGTACAGGCGGCGGCACAACTTAGCGGCGTTCCCTGAAAAAAGAGAAACAATGGGGCTGGCGGAAAAAATCGAAAGTCTCGTATCCTGTCAAATATCCGGCCAGCAGCCGGGGCTGGAGTTGCAACAATGGATAGACCGCCTTCCCAACCGATTTAAAGAGAAATTCAGCAAATGGGGGCTTCTGGAAGGCTGCAGGGTCGCGGCCACAAAATCATTACTAAGCCATCTCGGAAAGTGGCGTTCCTTTTTAATCCATCAAGGCAGAACCGTCAAACAGGCCGACCAGCAATATGTGCGAGTCAAACGGGCATTCACCGAAGCTAAGTTTGAATATTGGCACCAACTGCAGGCCAGCAAACTGCTCAATACGATCAATGCGATGCACAAACTCCAGCGAACGGGCAAAGGCTATATTGATACCGGTAAACCCATCAGCCCCCGCACCAAACAGCATCACCTCAAAGCCTGTAAGCAATTTGCATCCTGGATGCTTCGAGATGGACAAACCACGACCAATCCTCTCCAATATCTTACCACAGATATTCCCGTAGAAACCCAAAACCCCCGTCGAGCTTTGACACGAGAAGAAATACAAACCTTATTAAGCTATACCGAGAACGCCAAACCTATCGGTGACATGATCGGAGCCGAACGTGCCCTGGTGTATCGACTTGCAATGGAAACGGGCCTGCGAGCGAATGAACTTCGAAGCCTTAAACGGGTAAGCTTCAGCAAAACAGAGATGACCGTCAGGGTCGAAGCCAAATATACAAAAAACCGAAAAGAAGCCATTCAGCCGGTCAAACCGGCCACGATGGAAGCCATTCTGCAGCACCTCATACTCAAAACTCCTACCGCCCCTGCGTTTAGCCTTCCCAAAACCAATTTATGCAAGTTTTTCAAAAAGGATGTCGAAGAAGCCCGTATCGCATGGATTCAGGCGGCGGAAGATGACCTCGACGAATACCTGCGACGGGTTCAAAGCGACTTCTTAAAATTGAAAACCAAGGCGGGCAAGCTGGACTTCCACGCCCTCCGCCATACCTTTGGGAGCCTGCTGGCCGCTTCCGGCGTACATCCCAAAACGGCTCAAAAGCTCATGCGGCATAGCGACATCAACCTGACCATGAATATCTACACCCATGTCCAAGAGAGCGAAACGCAGGCGGCTATTGACAAGTTGCCGGATTTTACAGAAACATTTCAGAAATTATGTGCTTCTTAA